GACAGGAGATGGCACTATACAAGTTTCTGAAAGAGAGCCTTTACATGGATTTAGAAGATTGACTAGATAATGGCTTTAGACGTAAAGATCAAAACCAACGCAAAAGCTTTATCAAAAAATATAGGTAAGTTTCAATCAAGATTAACAAGAGCAATAGACAAAGGTGTAAAACAAGCTGGATTTCAATTAGTTGATATTATTAGAACTAAAACAGCTAAAGGTGTTGATTTTAGAGATTCATCATTTGCTTCATATTCTCCTAATTATATTAAACAATTACAAAGAGAGGGTAAGCCATTAAAGGTAGATTTGTTCTATTCAGGAAGAATGTTAGGAAGTTTATCAAGCAAAAAAACAGGTAAATTTAAAGCTTCTGTTGGTTTTACAAATGCACAAATGAGACAAAGAGCATTATTTAATCAAGTTTTAAATGAACCAAAAAGAGAATTTTTTGGGTTTAATGATAGAACAGAAAATATTATAAGTAAGCAATTCAACAGATTTGTTAAAAAAGAATTAGAAAGAATTTAATTATGAGTGTACGAGAAAATATTGCATCAAACCTATTATCTACCATATCAGGTATAAGTAGCCCAATCACAATTAAAAAAGCTACAAGACAACCATTTGAATTAGACGAATTATCAGACAAACAATATCCAGCAGTAATAATACAAACATCAGAAGAAACTAGAGAAGATCAAGAATTAGGAAGTGGTGCTAAAACAAGAATAGGAACTATAGACTTTGTAGTATTAGGATTTGTAAAAGGTGCTGAATCAAATATAGATACATTAAGAAATCAACTGATTACAGCTATTGAAACAGAGTTAGAATCTGATATTACAAGAAGTAGCAACGCACTTGATACGGAAGTTACAAGTGTAGAAACAGACGAGGGTACATTGTTTCCTATTGGTGGTATAAGAATGGTTGTTAGATGTACTTATGAGTTCCAAGCTGGTACACCATAGAAAAGGAGAAGATATGGCAAAAGATAAAATTATTGACAAAATAGAAAAGAAAATAGATCAAATTGAGAAACTACACGATAAAGAGTCTATGCTTTGTGAAGAAGTAAAAGACTTATTAGCTGATCTTAGAGATGACGAAGATGAAAAATGGGAAGATGACTCAGGGGATGATTTTGATGAAGATATGGATGATGAAGATATTGACGATGAGGATGATAAATAGTAAAAGACATTATGACTAAAGATATTAAATTATATAAAGATGGGAATGAAGTTATAATAAACGAAACTCAACTTGAAAATTTTATTGCACTTGGATATAAACAAGAGCAAGAAAATAAACCAAAAACTAATAAGGATAAAAAATGGCAACACATCACGGAAAAGAAGGAGTAGTAAAAGCTGGTGGAACAGGTATAGGCGAACTTACAGGTTTCACACTAGAAACTACTGCTGATGTTGTAGAAGATACTCAATTATCAGATTCAACTAAATCATTTCTAGCTGGAAGAACATCATTTTCAGGAACTTTAGAAATGAGTTATGATGAAACTGACTCTCCACAACAAACTTTAACTGCTGGAACTTCTATCTCTTTTGTATTAGGTGCAGAGGGAGATGGTTCAGGAGATGAGATTTTTTCAGGCTCAGGGATTATTACAGGAATGAGTGTAAGTGTTCCTTTAGATGGGATAACTACTAGATCAGTTACCTTTCAAGGCACAGGAACATTAACAAGAGGAACTGCTTAATAATTATTTATGTCAGTTATAGACAGAGTTAAATCTCATTTTGAGGGTCTGCAAACTCTTACTATTGAAGTAGAAGAATGGAAAGATGAACATGGAAATCCATCTGTGTTTTATTCTGAACCTTTAACACTTGAAGAAAAAAATACTATATTTAAGAAATCTAGTAATTTTTCTGATCTAACTGTATTAGTGGATTTATTAATAATGAAGCTATTGGTTAAAGATGATAAGGGTCAATTAAAAAAAGCATTTGAATTAGAAGATAGGTTTGCTTTAAAAAGAAAAGCTGATTCTAACGTAGTTGCCAATATTGCAAACAAAATCTTACTAGATACTTCATTTGAAGAAGCCCAAAAAAAGTAAATAGCGACACTGATATTCAGTCATTATTAGTAGTCGCTGATAGACTAAAACTAACTATCCAAGAAGTTTTAGATATGCCTATGTATCATTATAATCTTTGGTTAGCTTACTTGAAAAAAGAACAAGATCAGTATATCAATGAAAAAAGATTAGCTGAAGCAAGAAAGTTTAATAGATAATGGCAACTCAAAAATTAAATATAGACATAGTAGCACGAGATAGAGCAACCAAAGTTGTAGGTGGATTAAGAGGTGGACTTAATAAATTAAAATCCTCGATATTTAATGTTAGAAATGCTTTTGTAGGGTTAGGTGCTGGATTAGTAGTAAGAAATTTAGTTAATACAGGAAAAGAAGTAGAAAATTTAAGAGTAAGATTAAAATTTTTATTAAAAAATACACAAGAGGGAACTAAAGCCTTTGATAACATGGCAAAATTTGCTTCTAAAGTTCCTTTTTCATTAGAAGAAATTTCAACAGGTTCAGGTATTTTAGCAACAGTTACAGATAATGCAGATGATCTTCAAAATATGTTGGAGATTACAGGTAATGTTGCGGCAACAACAGGATTAGACTTTAGAACTGCGGCTGAACAAATACAAAGATCATTTAGTGCTGGTATCGGTGCGGCAGATTTATTTAGAGAAAAAGGTGTAAGAAATATGCTTGGCTTTAAAGCTGGAGCAACAGTTTCAATAGAAGAAACAGTAGAAGCTTTTAATAAAGTATTTGGTAGAGGTGGAAAGTTTGGAAAATCAACTGATGAATTAGCCAAAACTTTTCAAGGTACTCTTTCAATGATTGGCGATAAAATATTTAACTTTAAAAAAGTTTTATTAGAAGCTGGTTTATTTGAAGAATTAAAAAAACAATTTGGAGACTTAGATAAATTTTTAGAGAGTAATGGAGACAAACTAGATATTCTTGCAAAAAAAATTGGTAAAGGTTTAGGAATAGCATTTAAAGGTCTTGTAGATACTATTGTTTTTTTAAAAGAAAATATAAATGGTGTTGTTACAGTTTTAAGTAGTTTGATAGCTTTAAAAGTTGCAACTTTTTTTCATGGTGTAACAACAGCTATAGCTGGTATGACCGTTGCCATGAATGGATTTAATTTAGCAACTAGAAGAAATATTATTTTTGGAAGCATTATGGTTTTCGCTGGTGCTATGGGTTTTTTAATAAAAAAATTTAAAGAATTTAAAGGAGAATTAAATACTGAATTACCAACTTTTAAAGAATTGAATGAGGACATCAAAGGTTTAGAAGCAAGATTAAAAAATTCAGGTAAAGCATCAAAAGTAACTATAAGAGAACTATTAAACATTAAAAAATCTCAAAGAGCACAATTAATAGAAGAATCAGGTTTGTTACATATGCAAAATACTCTGCATATGAGAAGCAGAGAATTACAATTAGGAAGTCTAGAAGTTGTAAAAGAAGAAACCAAACAAAGAAAAGACACTCTTGGTGTTATGTTTCATATTCTTCATCAAAAAAGGGTTGAAAAAACAAGACAAGAAGAAATAAATAAATTGTATGAAGAAACACGTTCAATATTAGAAAAACATCAAACAAAAGAACAATTTTTATTAGAACAAGCAAATATTAAAAGATTAAAATTTAACGAACTTATAAGCGAGGGTATTAAAAAATTTAAAGAAGAACAAGAAGCTTTAGAAAAATCTAAAGATGCTTTTGGTGGTTTTCAAGAGGGTGTGAAAGAAGCATTAGATGTCTCGGCATTTGATAGCTTTAAACAAGCTGGAGAAAAATCAATACAATCTTTAAAAAATACTTTAACTGATTTTGTAATGACAGGAAAATTAAATTTTAAATCTTTAAAAGATGCTATAATAAGATCGTTAGTGGAAGCATTGGTTGGTCAAGCAGTAAAATCAGCAATAAACAAAGGTAGAGCATTGTTCAAAATAGATGCTATTAAAAAAGGTATGATGAATGTTTTTCAAGCTGGAACTACAGCATTAGCTTCTGCACCACCACCTATTAATTTCGCACTTGCTGGACTTGTTATTGCTGGTGGTTTAAAACTTGTAGATAAAATAAAAGGATTTCAAAAAGGTGGTGCTGTAGCAAAAGGACAACCAGTTGTAGTTGGCGAACAAGGAGCAGAAATGTTTGTACCTAACCAAACAGGACAAATAACACAATCTGCTAGAGGTACAGGGGGTTCTCCTGTAAATGTTAATTTTAATATAAACACAGTTGATGCTTCAGGTTTTGAAGAATTACTTGTAAGATCAAGAGGAACAATAACACAACTAATTAACAGTGCTGTTAATGAAAGAGGTAGAGAGGCTTTAATCTAATGTCAGGTGCTTTTCCAATATCTTCTGCAAATTTTCAAACAATGGGTATTCGATCTATTCAGAATACTATTATTTCCAAATCTCAATCAGGTAAGAAACTTGCAAGACAAGTAGATAATCAAAGGTTTGGTTTTACTGCTAAAATTATTACAGCAAAAAGATCAGATGTATATGGAGAATTGATGGCATTTATAATAAAACAAAGATCAAGCAAAGAAAATTTTACCATAATCCCACCTGAAGTAGAAGATGCGAGAGGAAGTGAAACAGGAACAGTATTAGTAAATGGTGTTCATGCAGTAGGAGACACGACAATTGCTATGGATGGTTTTGCTGGAGATGGTGCTGGTCGTTTTAAAGCTGGAGATTTTTTAAAGTTTGCTTCACATGACAAAGTTTATATGGTCGTTGCAGATGCTACTTCTTCATCAAATGCTTCAACTGTAACCATAGAACCACCATTAATAACAGCATTAGCAGATAATTCAGTTGTCACTTATGACAATGTTCCTTTTACAGTACATCTTACAAATGATGTTCAAGAATTTGGTGCTGTAGGTTCAGATAAAGATGGTAATTTATTATATGAATTTGAGTTAGATGTTGAAGAATCTCTTTAATGGTTAAATATTTAATAAGACATAATGTGACAGCAGATTTCTTTGCAGAAAAAATAGTTGATGAGAGTGAAATAGATACTGTTAAAAATGACTTAAAAGCTAATACTATTCCTAATGGAACTTTTAAATTTGTTATGTTAAAAGGTACAGAAAGAACAATAAGAACAACATACGAGTTATATGACGAGAAGCCTGACATCAGCAGTAAAGACAGAATTAGCAACAAATGATATTAGACCAATACATCTTATTACTATTGGTTTTGGCACTCCTATTAACATTACTGATAACTCTTTCTCTTTAACATCTTCTGTATCAGGCTCATCAGTTACTTATACTGCAAGTGATTTTATTATGGGTATTTCTGATTTTTCTGAAGAAACTGATTTAACTAAAGGCAGTATAACTTTATCTTTATCAGGTGCAGATCAAACTTTTATATCTACTGTTTTAAATGAAAATGTAATTAATGATTCTGTTGATATTTTTAGAGGTTTTTTAAATGATTCAAACTCTTTAATAGCTGACCCTTTTTTATTTTATAAAGGAAAAATAGATGGATTTTCAATAAGTGAATCTGATACAGCAAGTACAGTTAATTTAAGTATAGTTTCGCATTGGGCTGATTTTGAAAAAAAAAATGGTCGTAAAACTAATAACACATCACAACAAAGATTTTTTAGTACAGATGTTGGTATGGACTTTAGTTCAGAAACAGTATTAGATATAAAATGGGGTAGAGAATAATGGGTATTAGTTTTAAAAGTTTTAATCCTGTAAAAATAGTTAAAAAAGCTGTTAAAACAGTTGTTAAAGTAGTTTCAAAAGCAATTTCATGGATTATTCCTACACCTGATATACCTGATTTTGGTACAGGAGAATTTGATGATTTTGAAACAGGTGTATTACTTAATAAACAATCTAATGATGCTTCTATTCCTGTAATTTATGGAGAAAGATTAGTTGGTGGAACTCGTGTATTTTTAGACTCAGGTGGTGGTAGTACAAACCAATATCTTTATATGGCTATTGTTATGTGTGAGGGCGAGATAAATTCTATTGAAGAAATAAGAATAGATGACAAAGTTGTAACATGGGCATCAAGTTTAAGTGATGGAACAGAAGTTGAAGTAAATAGTTCAGACAGCAATTTTTATAAAGCTGACCCAAATGTAGACGGTTCTAGTGCAGAAAGTTTAATTAGAGTAGAGCCACATTTCGGAACTGACGGACAATCAGCTTCAGGAATATTATCTGCGTTATCTAATTGGGGTTCTTCACACAAACTTAGTGGGCTTTGTTATTTAGCTTTAAGATTCAAATGGAATCAAGACGTTTTTACAGGAATACCAAAAGTACAAGCAAAAATAAAAGGTAAAAAAGTTGTTACATTAGCATCTAATCTATCAGAGCAGACAGCATCTTATTCAACAAATCCAGCTTTTTGTTTATTAGATTATTTAAGAAACGAAAGATATGGAAAAGGTTTAGCTACATCAGATATTGATTTACAGAGTTTTTATGATGCTTCTGTTGTTTGTGCAACACAAGTTACACCATATTCAGGAGCAAGTGATATAAATATTTTTGATACAAATGCTGTGTTAGATACATCAAGAAAAATTATTGAAAATGTTAGAGAATTAGTAAAAGGTTGTAGAGGATTTGTTCCTTATACATCAGGAAAATATAAATTAATTATTGAAACAACAGGTAGTGCATCTATAACTTTAAATGAAGATGATATTATAGGTGGCTACAGTTTAACTTCTCAATCTAAAAATGACAGATACAACAGGGTAATAGTATCATTTATAAATCCTGATCGTAACTTTCAAGTTGATGAAGTGCAGTACCCAGCTATAGACGATAGTGGATACGCAACAGCAGATAAACACGCAACTATGAAAACTGCTGATGGTGGAATATTATTAGAGGGTAGATTTGATTTTAAAACTATAACTTCTCCTTATCAGGCAGAAGAAATGGCAGAAATTATATTAAGAAGATCAAGAGAGTCTTTAGGATTATCATTAAATGTTTCGTTTGATGCTTATGATTTAGCTGTTGGAGATATAGTTGCAATCACGCATACAAGCTTGGGCTTCTCGTCTAAAAATTTTAGAGTTCGTGAAGTTACATTTAATGAAGATTACACAATAGGATTAGGATTAATAGAACATCAAGACAGTCATTATACATG